TTATCATTATTGGTGGTAGGGTCGTTGGTGCTATGCTTCGCCAAAGTACCGATGGATCATTCAAGGCAAACATATCCCGTGGAGGTAAAGGAGTAGCTTATGATGTTGATGACAAAATGGAACTGCTTGCTATCCAAACCGCAAAGGCATTAGATCTTGACATCGCTGGTATTGATTTATTGTTCCATGAAGATGGATATAGGGTCTGTGAAGCAAACTCCTCACCAGGATTTTATGGTTTTGAGAATGCTTTGGGTATAAACATTCCCGCAAAGATCTTTGAGTATGCTAAAATGAGGTGTGGAGAATGAATAAAACAACCCCACAAAATGTATTAGAAGCAAACCTAGCGTTGTTTCGTGCTAAAATGAACCTACTCACTGCTGCTGCCCACTGTGGCATGACGCAGAAAGAAATGAAAATGACCTTCTTTGAATATCTTAAATATCATGATCCAGACTACCAAATCTCTAAAGACGCCGCTTAGGTATCCTGGCGGTAAGTCCCGAGCACTTCCCAAAATCTTTCAATATATTCCTGATCTAAAATGTTTTGATGAGTATCGTGAACCATTCCTTGGTGGTGGTTCTGTAGCTCTTGAAGTTGCCAAGCGTTATCCGTTCTTGGATATCTGGGTGAATGATCTTTACAATCCTTTGTATAACTTCTGGTGTATCCTTCGTGATGAACCACAAGAACTGTACGAATGTATCAAAGGATATAAAGAAGACTATGGCACTCCTGAACTTGCCAGAGAACTTTTCAATTTGATGAAGGATCATCTCAATCATCCAGAAGCAGAAGATTTCTATCGTGCTGTAGCATTCTACATTATCAATAAGTGTAGTTTCTCTGGGTTGACTGAAAGTTCTTCTTTCTCACCACAAGCAAGTGTCAGTAATTTCTCTATGAATAATATTGAGAAACTTCCTGGGTATGGTGAGATTATCAAAGACTGGAAGATTACTAACCTCTCGTATGAAAAACTATTGACCGATGATATGGGTGTATTTGTGTATCTGGATCCTCCTTATGACATTAAGGATAACCTCTATGGGCGTAAAGGATCAATGCACAAAGGATTTGATCACGATAAGTTTGCTAACGATTGCGATAGGTATCTTTGTTCTCAACTGGTATCGTACAACAATTCCAACCTCGTGAGAGAGCGGTTCCATGAGTGGACAGTTGGAGAATTTGCACATACATACACCATGAGGAGCGTGGGATCGTATACAATAGATCAAGCAGAACGCAAGGAACTACTCCTTTACAACTATGAAAGTTAAAGTCCAACTCTACGTCGCAGGTCGTCTCTTTGATGAGATCGTTGAAGCGGCAAACTACCAGGATGCCAGGGAGACTGCCCTAGCACGTAATCCTAAAGCTAAAGTTATTGGCGTTACTGCCGTCTTCAAATGAAGAAGTATCGCCAGATTTTGTGGAGACTATGGTGTAAAGCACTTGGAGAGAAATCTACTAATGATGACAGAGAAGCAGACAACGTTGCTCGTATACGGACTATTATATTTGTCACTTATCTCACTACTAACCTTTTTATTATTGCGGGGGTCATAAGGCACTGGAATGACATACCAACTGAAAGATTACCTATACAGCATCAATCAATCCAAGAGAAACATTCTGGATGATGACATAGATGCAGAGAGAGCATACCCACCTTATATTGTTAATCGTTGTTTGAGTTCTTTTACTGACACCATCTTGTTTGTCAACGAGATGAATAAGAACCCTCATTTACCCAAGAAACTTCAATACGATTTTTTACTAAATAGTGTCAAACCAAGGAAAAGATTTTCTCCTTGGGCGAAAAAAGATTCTATTGATTATCTTGATGTAGTCAAAGAGTATTATGGTTATAATGACGATAAGGCACTCCAAGCTCTCAGGATTCTCACCAAGGATCAGCTAGATCATATTACAAAGGTATTGAATAAAGGTGGAAAAAGATGAGTGTTGAAACTGAAATCCAGTGGAAGCAAGCTGATATGGTTGAAGTCATTCTGAATGAACCAGATGACTTCCTCAAGGTGAGAGAAACACTGACAAGAATTGGTGTCGCTTCTCGCAAGGAAAAGAAAATCTATCAGTCTTGTCATATCCTACACAAACAGGGTAAGTATTATATCGTTCACTTCAAAGAGTTGTTTGCTCTTGACGGTAAGAATACCAACCTGTCGCTAAATGATGTGCAGCGCCGTAATCGTATCATTCAACTCTTGAGCGATTGGGGATTGATTACTATCGTAACTCCAGATAAGATTGCTGATTTAGCACCACTCAATCAAATCAAAGTGCTTGCTTTCAAAGAAAAAGATGAATGGACTCTTGAAAGTAAATATAATATCGGTAGAAAGAAAGTGGTTGAGTAAACCGTAGTGTTTATGGGGGTTTTCATAACCCCCATTTTTTATGTTACTTGTATAATTACTAGTGTGATGCCTAACGGGTCACACGTAAACGTCGCTTTTTAGGACAATGGTAACATTTAATTGGGAAACATATACGCCTTACTCTATTGGTTTTGATGAAACATTCAAAAGATTGGAAGCTATTGCAGGAACTGGATCTAGTTATCCTCCGTACAATGTGGTTGACGGAGAGAATGGCACAACCATACTTGAGATTGCTTTGGCAGGATTTACAAATGAAGATATTGAAGTCTCAACTGAACGACATATTCTAAATGTCTCTGCTTCAAAAGCACAGGAAGACAAGGAACGTAAGTATCAACATAAAGGTATCTCTCAAAAATCATTTAGTCGCAACTGGCAGATGTCAGAAGATGTGGAAGTTGAAAAAGTTGATTTTAAAGATGGACTATTGACAATTGTATTGAGAAAAGAACTTCCAGAAAAACAGAAGCGAAAGAAGTGGTTCTAAATAAACAATAAGGGGGGCTTGACGCCTCCCTTTTGACTTGCTATACTAGAGAAAAGATTTTTTTACCATGGCAGATTCAATTAATCATAATATTAGAGTCATTCACATTGTTACTGGCGAACATGTGATTTGTAACTTTACTCAAATTCGGGAAGAAGATAAATTTGTAGCGTATCAGTTACTTTATCCACTTGCTTTAAGATTAGATCCAGCTGAAGAGGATACGTATAACGTCAGTTATCGCAGATGGAATCCATATACTCCATATGAAGATCATAGAGTAGCTCCAACTTCTGTAATTTCTGCAATGCCACCAGCACCAGATATTCTCAAAAATTATGTTGGAAAACTCAAAGAGGCTGGTGTAAATCTTTCTTTCTTACCTAATGACGGAGCTGATATCCTTGGAGAAACTACTCAAAGTGCTACTACTGAAGGACCAGTGGTTGATAGCGACAGTTGAAGAAATTGAAGGAATCACCTTTGGTGATCCTGATTGCATTTTAATTAATCCAATGGTAATTGATGGTGGACAGTTAAAGAACTGGATTCCGTTCAGCACAAAAAACGAGTGTATTGTGCGATCATCTGATATAATTACCTTTGTAGACCCCACTAGCGATTTGATCGCTTTGTATCAAAAGACAACACCAGAACTGCTTACTGAATGAAGTTTTACACTAATGTTGAACAAGCAGGCAACCGTTTGCTTGTACGTGGTTATGAAGGTGGAAATCCTTTTCAATACAGAGTGGCATTTAGTCCCACTCTGTATGTCCCTACAAAAAATTATTCTGAGTGGAAAACTCTTGAGGGTGATTTGATTGAACCACTTCCTATGGGTTCAATCAATGATGCAAAAGAATTTGTAAAAAAATATAAGGATGTTGAAGGATTTGACATTTTTGGAAATACACGATATCTGTATCAATATATTGCTGAAGAACATCCAGAAGATGAAATTAAATATGATACTTCAAAGATTCGTATCTTCACGATTGATATTGAAACTGCAGCAGAAAATGGATTTCCCGACATAGAAACAGCAGATCAAGAAATATTGGCGATCAGTATCAAAGATTCTTATACTGGTCGCATTATTGTATTCGGTGCTCGTCCTTATAATAATAAGGATAGCATGGTTGATTATATGCATTTCCGTTCTGAAGAATCAATGCTTACAGCATTTCTTCAGTATTGGAATGAAAATTGTCCAGATGTAATTACAGGTTGGAATGTACAGCTTTTTGATATTCCCTATATTGCTAGGCGTATTGATAGGATACTTGGTGAAAAGTATACTAAAACTCTTAGCCCGTGGAAGCTTATTTCTTCTAGAGAAATTTACATTAAGGGAAGAAAACAGATCGCTTATGATCTTCCTGGAATTTCTACGCTGGATTACTTGGAACTCTACAGAAAGTTCACATACACAAACCAAGAATCATACCGATTAGATTACATATGTGATGTAGAACTTGGAGTTAAAAAACTAGATCACTCTGAATTTGATACTTTCAAAGAGTTTTATGAAAATGACTGGCAGAAGTTTATTGATTATAACATTCATGATGTTCGTCTTGTAGATCAACTAGACGATAAAATGAAGTTACTTGAATTGGCATTCACTATGGCATATGATGCCAAGGTAAATTATGAAGATGTGTTTAGTCAAGTTCGTATGTGGGATAACTACATATATGTGGAGCTACTGAAACGTAAAGTCGCTATTCCTCCTAAGAAAGAAGCAACTAAAACAGAAAAGTACGCTGGAGCAT